ACGTGTTCTTCGTTGAGTGTCGTGAGATTTAACACGTCTAAATTTTTTACTTGTAGTTCGTCAAGTTTTAGTTTTGTGCCTCCTATATCGACAATTTCCTTTGTGATCGAATCATACGCAAGTAAGTTCGATGCACTCGCATTACGTATTGGACTTATGTATAATCCGCTGTGTTTGATATCACGAATTTTGTTTTCTGAGGCATTAAACACAATGGAGTTTCTGGGCTGTTCTGAATCAACGTATCGCCCGAGGCGTACCATATCAGTAGGCTGATTCACACCGGAATTCTTAACCATTTAATATACTATTGTATTTTAATTCGCGTATAGTAAACCAGCCATGCCATTTTCAACTCTCAAAATGTTATAGTTAACCGCATATATAGGGTGTGTAATTGGTAAAGTCTCGCTTACAATTTTCACGTTATCGAGACGACTAAAATTTAAAGTACCTGTGGGCTGTAAAGAACTTGTTAAGAGACAGAAACAATACATAAAGAAATCCGGGGAAGTCACATAATTCGTGTGATAATAAGCCATCACGTCTATGTAATGTGGTTTCGCCCATTTAAAGTTTCCTATATCGAGTCCATTTATGTTTAATTTAATTCGGTTTGATATGGATGTAAGTGCGCCATTGGATGATGTATCCGAGGAGGCGATATATTTAACTGGATGACTAAATATGAGTTCTTGATCCAATTCACCCGATGGTATGTTTTTTTGCACTTGTGTGATGAGCATCTCGTGGTTACGAGAAACTATATTTCCACGCTCTTCGTTGTCAAGATAGTAATAATTCGCATACAAATCATAATTGTAGTTTCCAACGGCGTTCCCCCAGTGAATTCGTATTTCTACGTTATGATAATGCAATGCCACAAGTGGGAGTGCGCACTGAGGACCTTCGCAAAAGAAAAATCGAAGTGGATAAAAGTATGATTTAGAGCTTATACCTGGGTGTGGACCATTTGAGCTCTTAGACACGTTCTGTGCAAATGTATCTATAGCGATTTTCTCTGTAAACACCGAATCTTGAGAATCGATGAGATGTCCTCCTATATATAACTCAACCTTGTCTATCACTTGAGTCCAGTCTGTTATATCTATGGATTGACTGTTATCATCTACTGTCATATACAAGTATCCAAGCATATCACCAGTTTTGTCGAATTTTACGGATGTCATAGCGTTATTTTTCACATTACCCTGCATGAGTTGTTTCTCTACGGACTGTGAAAAATTTGAATGCCGTTTGAATGTCGACGTGAAGAATGATATCTCTGGTTCACCCATGATGTGTTCATCTTGAGCACCTATGGCTATCAATTGCACGACTCCCGCCGACATTTATAATACATAAAGGTAAAAAATATACGTACCTAGCGCCCCGATTCAATGAAGGGCAAATTCTTATTCTTGCAAACAAATTTGAAAATAAAAAAGTTATCAGCGCCATCCGTCGTGGTGACACCATTTTCATCTCTGAGTGTAAAACTCAATCTATCAATCTTTCTCACTGGAGTCATGTATTGTGTAGCCACGTCATAATCATCCTTAAACACAATTGGATTAGAACCATCTTGTAACACTGTACCAAATCCTCTGTTAAGTGTAGTCATATCTGCTTGTCCACCGTACACATTTGAAGTTCTTTGGGAATAATTTGTGTTCAATTCATCGACCGAAATATGGCATACATTGGAGCCAGCTGCATCGATTCGTGCCGCCAAAAGACGAGCCTGAACAATGTTTTCGATTGGCTGTGTCAAGTGCACCGTAAAAGTATTTTTACTAGCTTGACCTATAGTATCAACCGTGATGGTGTGGTACTCGTATTCAAAATCTGGTAAAACTTGTCGAACCGTATTCACAGTAGTCATTACTAATACATTATATTAAAGATCCGCCGATTCCACCGATAATCTTCGCATCGGCGCTCTTCTTGACGAATTCTTGGTCACCACAGATACCACCTGGAGTCAACGACTTCGTGTAGTAGGCGGACTTTTCGGAACCTGGTACACACTCAATCGTGTGTTCCAAGTCAAAAATGGATTCGACAGCACCTTCGGGGGCAACCTCGAGGTTGATTGGTCTGGGCTGGTAACCACTTCGTTTGCGAGGGAACAAAACCATCAACGCGGAAAGGAGAGCACACACAAAGGTGATAGCCTTAAGAGTGTTTCGGTTCGTGGCATTGAGTTTCATCATTTATTATGTATGCAATATTTTTTATAAAGTGCGTTAAAGATTTTGAATTACTTTAAAAGTACAGAGTAATGGACGGAGAAATAACTCTCAACCGAAGTGTTGGTAATGTCATGAAACTTGATGATAGTGAACAGGCGCTCATGGATGAGATTGAAATAGAAGTGCCTCGTCCACGCTCTGCACGCCGTGTCCCAAAGCCGACAGTGTATACACCACCACCACCACAACCAACGATGCAAGAAGACATTGATGCGTTCGCGAATCCAACGAAGCAATCGGCGCCACCACAACACCAAGAAGATCCGGTAGATTATGGTGAGTACGAGGAAGAAGATGATCAGCAACCACCGTACATGCAGGGTGATTATGCGATGCAGGAAGAAGAGCGACCATCGCCTGGGTATAAATCGATCGACGAGGAAAAGGCGGATCTCGTGAATAAGCTTGGTCGCCTAGAAAAGAAGGGTTTTACTGTGAATAAGAGGCTCAATGTGTACTCGAATGTTGATGATTTGCGTACAGAAGTGAAGCGAATCACGTATAGCATTGACGTTGACCGGTCTATTAAGTTCTCTCGTCGTATGCTGATTGCATGTGTCACAGGTCTTGAATTCCTGAATAAAAAGTACAATCCATTCGAGATTCAACTCGAAGGATGGTCTGAAAATGTCATGGAAAATGTTGACGACTATGATGAAGTGTTTGAAGAGTTGTACGTTAAATACAGGACGAAGATGCACGTTGCCCCAGAAGTCAAACTCATCATGATGCTCGGTGGTTCGGCGATGATGTTCCATTTAACGAACAGCATGTTCAAGTCTGTCATGCCCAACATGAATGATATTTTGAAGCAAAACCCAGGTCTTGTTCAAAACATGGTGGATGCTGTGAAGAATACGACACCAAGGAGTGCGATGGATGCTCCATCAACCGAGCCATCGAGTGGCGACCGATACGAAATGAAAGGACCTGGTGTTGATATCTCGAGCTTGATGGGTAACATTATGATGCCACCCGTGCCACCAATGTCTACTACAGCACCAGAACCCATTCCATCATTTGACGATGATGACGATGACGCGATTTCGGATATCGTTGAAGGTCCAGCCGACGATGAAGACGAATCTGATGTGAAAGAGGTTAAGGTGTCCACCACAAAGGGTAAACGTGGACGTAAGAAGAAGTCCGTCGAAATAAATTTGTAGACATAGTATAAATGATAGGGTACTGCCCCCTTGAGGAAGAGCCACTACCTCGGCTTCCTCGGACGCACACCCCATCGGTAGGGGTTCGTCCGACCAGAGCGGGAAGTCGCACAGAAGATACCGAAACGAATTACGTTGTTTTATTCTTTATCGCGGGAGTGGTTGCACTCGCCGCGATGGATTCTATTAAGAAGTAAGTGAACTATTTTTACCAGTCACGTGTCGTGTGAATGGTAAAAACAGATTAAATTAAGCATTTTCGAGTTCTTCGACCATTTCTCGTAGTTCATTTATAGCCGCGACTGTGTATGCAATGAGACCCACGTAATCGAGTTTTGCGTGGTCTTCACCCCAGTCTTCGTAGTTGGGTTCATTCTTTGTTTCACTTGGATTTGCATCTTTACCAAGTTCCACGAGGTGTCTCAATTCAGGGGCATCATAATATATGTCTTGTGCTATGAAACCAGATTCTTCTAGACCATCTTTGTCATACATGACTGGTTTAAGTTTAGATAGTGTATCCAGTGAATTGACTATGATGGAAGCATTAGACTTGGCTCTCGCATCGGATGTCTGGGACACGGTAATGTTTGTGAGACCCGAACCATCCCCGTAGTAAAATTCGGCGTATACGTTTCCAGTTATAACCAAATTTGCGCTTTCAGTGTCTATATCTTCATCATAATAACTCGTACCAAATGATATCGCGTGTAAAGGATTTGTATTGTGAAATCCAAGTCTCGCTGTTGTGGTAGACACATATGATTCCGTGATGAACTGTGTAGACGCACCTGGTCCATTCACCCATTCAGGTACACCAGAGCTATTTATAGCTAAAAATTGTCCGGTAGCTCCTTTTGGTAATCGTGTCAGTGTGTTTGTCGCGGATGCATATAGTATGTCACCGGTACTAAACCCGGTAATACCGGTCGTTGAGGTCACCATGATGTTACCTTCAAGTGATGATATTCGACTGTCAAGTGATGTTACCGATGGTGAAGGGATCCATTCTGGTACACCTGATGCATTCACAGACAACACTTCACCTTGTGTCGAACCTATGGCGAGTTTGGATAAGGTGCCAGCAGAAGATGCATAGAGTATGTCACCTTTTGTAAAATTTGTGGTGATTCCATTCGTGTTCGTGATGATCACCTTTTGATTGAGTGTGTTTATACGCGATGAATTATCGTCTAATTGGGACTGTGGTACGATTGATGTCAGTTCCGAACCATCACCAAAGAATTCGAGTGCTGTCACATTTCCATTGACGACGACATTTCCACTCGTTTCAAGGGATGTTATCGGATTTGAGAACGTGATCTTATCGTTTGTCGTAGAACCCTCTGTGGTAACCTCTTGAAGAGTGGGTATGGGTAAATTTTGTATCAGTGAACCATCACCTATCAAGTACCCGGAAGCTTCAACATCACCCGTGAAATATGCACCCTGTGTAGCCACATTGTCATTCAATAGAACGTTATCGAGTGTAGGTGTAGGTAAGTTTTGTATCAGCGAACCATCACCTATCAAGTACCCAGAAGCTTCTAGATCACCGGTGAAATATGCACCTTGTGTTGCACTATTACCATTTGCAACCACCGTTTGTAAAGTGATATCAGGGGCAGCTGGTAAATTTTGAAGTTGTGAACCATCACCTATTAAAAATCCGGTTGCCTCCAGATCACCATCAAAATAAGCGCCACGAGTCGCAGTGTTGCCGTTGTTCACAGTCGTTTCAAGTGTTATGGATGATTGTGGTGGTATATTTGTGAGCTGAGAGCCATCACCAATAAAAAATCCATGTGTTTCTACGTTTCCTTGAAATTCTACACTCTGTGTAGACGTGTTACCCCTTTCGGTAACGGTTTGAAGTGTTTCGGGTGGTTTACTGTAAAACTTTCTATATGACCGACCTTGTGAACAACACGGCATTCTATGATTACGTTCTATTATTTTTGATTCGTTCCACGCGCTCTCTGAGTTCTTGGATTGATTTTACGACATATGCGATGAAATGTAAATATCTGAGACATGCATAGCGTTTACCCCAATCGGAGTAATCGGGTTCGGGTGCATCATCATTTGGATTGGCATCTCTATCTGTCCACACAATATGTCTCATTTCTTTTACGTCGTAATACATCTCTTGTGCTATGAAACCCGATTCGCGTTTTCCTTGTTTGTCATATATTTTTGGTAACAATTTAGACAGTGTATCAAGAGTTTTAGACATGGCTTGTATTTTGGATTTACGACGCTTATCACTAAATACGAGTAATTGTCCGGCTTTCCCTAATTGGGGTGCACCGGACGGGTTAAGTGTTCCACCAACTGGAACCACGGGAAATTGTGGAAATACCAATTTACTTCCATCACCATGTATGTAATTTGCGTATATGTCACCGTATGTATATAATTTCCATTTTATACCAGATGGGTGTTTTGTATTACCTGTTCCCGAATATGAACGACCATCTTCTGAATAAAACATGCTATCATTAAAACGAAGACTAAACAAAAGTTCGGATGGTGGAGCACTAGTTGCTATGGGTATTCGACCAGATCGAGATGATAATATTTTGTCTGTCCTGAGTTCTATTGTAATATAATCCAGTGTACCGGATGTACCGCTTGTGAATATTGGTGCATTACCCACGTTCGTGTCGTAATTACTGGGGTGCAACCACATGACATTTCCATCCAGTGCGTCGATACGTAGTAGACGTCCATAACCCGTTCCATAATCACCCGTCGTGAGGAATGTGTTATCCGCCGTCGTTTCTCTCGCGAGTCTTCTTAGGTCATTCGCATCGTATCCGTACAATATGTCACCTGTTGTGAGTGACGACATATTTGGCGAATTGGTAAATATAAATTCATTCTCGAGGTCATCAGTCCTCGACCCTATATTTAATATATTCGTGATTGTTTCCCATTTTGGAAGTGATGTGGTCGTATCCGCTAATAGAAGTTGTCCATTTGAACCTATGGACAACTTACCTAACACACCATTTGTTGTAGATGTGAGTAAATCACCCGTTGATACATCTGTGAGCCCACTCGTGTTTGTGATTATCTTCTTGTTTTCGACACTCGATATACTCGAACTGAGCACCGATAATTCGTATGTATTGGCTACACCACCCAAAAACTCACCATTTCCAATGAGTTTAGAACACGTCACATTTCCTGTAACCATCACATTCCCAACCGCCTCAAATGAGGTCACACCGTTTGTGAATGTTATGAATCTATTTGTCGATGAACCCGATGTAGTGACCTCTTGAAGTGTATTTATAGGTAAATTGGTTACTAAAGATCCATCGCCTATTAAAAAGCCCGATGCGGTCACATCACCACCAAACACAGCGCCTACACTAGATACGTTATTAGTGGTAACTATGTCATTAAAATCGAGTGTTTGGTCGACGGCATTGGTTATGTATGTTCCATCCCCAATTAAATACCCAGATGCCTCCAAGTCTCCACCAAAATATGCACCACTTACAGTTACGAGGTTTCCATTCACGACAACATCGTCGAGTGTTAGTCCAGCTGGACCCGTCACATAAGGTAAATTCGTAATGTACGTCGCATCACCTAAAAAATATCCAGTTGCTTCTAAGTCACCGTTAAATAAAGCTCCGCGGGTAGTCGTGTTACCGTTCGTCACGACGTCATCTAAATCCATGAACGCAAAGTATTGAAAGTTTGTTATTTTTGATGCGTCACCTATGAAATACCCATCTGTATATATAGATCCATCGACAGTTATACCTTCTGTTGTACTATTACCAGCGGTTGTCACAGTCTCGAGTGTTTCGATTGGAGTGAGTCGCTCATAATATTTTCGATATGACCTATCATCTGTGCTACAAGGCATTCTATAATTATACTACACTTTTATCAGACACTCTCCTCGCGAAAATGCATCGGGTTCCTCCTCTTTCATCTTAGGCATTTTGAAACCACCCTGTTTGTACACACGAAGACGTTTGTTATACATGGCGTGACACACGGACCATTGGTCAAATATATCGTATATGTTTGGGTTGTTCTTTTTACCTTTGGTCTCGCGCATGATACGACCTATTGATTGGACTATGTCCGATTTGGGTGTCGCGAGAATGACTGTGTCGAGAGAAGGTATATCCAAGCCCTCGTGTGCCTGACTAAATGTCGCGCATATGATCTGTTTTGTACTCGATGCAGTGAGGTCAGCCTCCTTCATGCCTCCCATGTATAACCCAGATGTCTTGGGGAAACATTCATGTAAAAACATACAGTGATGACGCCTGTCGCTCAATACGAGTATCTGTCGTGTACTTTTAGCGATTCGTTTGATGAGATTGACGAGCATCGTATTACGTTCGCGCATCTCTGTGAGTTCTGTAATCATGGTCGACAGTGACAATTTACCGAAACGCGTACACGGGGGTGGGTCTCTGAACCGTGCACACTCAAACTCTATAGGAAACACTTCGACTTGTTGTTGATTCTCTCTTTCTACCGCAAAAAATGTGGGACCCATAAACCAATGAAGCACTTTCGTGAGTCCGTCTTTTCTATTTGGTGTCGCCGACAATCCAAATATGTGTTTGGGGCACATCTTAAATAGCGATTGACTAAATACCTTCGCGCATATATGGTGTGCCTCGTCTACTATGAGTGTACCCACACTATCGAAATCACCGAATGAGTACTCTTTGAGTGAGAGTGATTGTAACATGGCGATGACGAAATCACACTCGACATCCTTCTTGTTTTGTTGGACTCGACCTATAGTCGCACCCGGACAAAATTGTTTGATTCGTTCCTCCCATTGATTCGCGAGGAATTCCTTGTGTACGACAATCATAGTTCTGTATCCAAGTTTACACGCGATGGCTAACGAAACGGTGGTCTTCCCATACCCACACGGGAGACTGAGGACTCCATGACCTGCATCAATAGCCGCAGCAAGTGCGGCGTTCTGATGTGTGGTGTCTCGGAGCGTTCCATTGAAACGTACACCGATTCGAACGGGTTCCGGTCTTTTGTCATCGTGAGGTTCCCCCATTTTATTAACTCCATAGTATCTTGGAACGCAGATTCCGTTCTTAGTTGGTCTAAATACCTTAAAAGGTGGTGGAGGAAATCCGAAGTCATCATTAACTACGGCTCTTACCGTGAGCTCCTTTTTTATTTCGGGTGGTGGATTATTAATTATGTATCCACTCCTTGAGAGCATTTTACTGTATTAAAGATTACAAACTTTAATAGAGTACATACGAGATGCAAAAGTTGAACGTTGAAGAAAACATTAAGAAGATCCAAGAAGCCATCGAGGCGACTTACCAAGAGCTTCACAGGCTTCAGGGAAGTCTCCGTGTATTTATGGGATTCAAGGAAGCTGGGTTAGAAGAGATTGATATTCCGGAGAAGAAGGAAGAGGAAAAGGAGGTGTCTGAATCGTCTTAATGACCCAAGCGTACCCACTGTGATTGGCGACGTTCCATGCGCCACTAAAATTTGCTACTATTTTGACTTTGTCACCCTTAGCTAGAGATTGCACGGGTGTGTCACCTTCGACGGTACACATCACGCGTCTGTATCTGAATGGTACTTTGATTGTTAAAACATTTCCCTCGAGCGGGTCGTCGACTTTTTGTTTGTTCATGATGAATTTAGATTTACTGTCTTGAAGTCCGTGTATGTAGTCACGCGTTCTATCATTCACCGTCACACGCATGTACTTTTTGTCGTTGTATTCGTACATGGGTTCGTACACTTCACAATCTATGGGAATCATGGTTTCCTGGTATATATGGTGATTAGAATTAAAGCTATAAGTACGAATAGCACGAGTGTGATTCGTATAGGTTGTAAAGGTCCTCTCGTGTCAAATTCTTGTTTACACAACGATCGACCAACCTCTATCGCGGCTTCTATGCTCGAGTAAGGTGTGTTTCTAGGAGACATCATGCCGCATAATGCCACGTGTTTGTTTTTACCGAAAAAGGGAACTTGTCCGTGCAAACTCAAAACACCTGATGATTGTTCGAACTTCCACCTATTCCCATTCCATTCGGCACCCCACCCTATTCTCGCATTCGTTGGTTCGGGGAGATTGAGTTCTCGTATGACTTCCGCTTTGAGTGCGTCCGGTTCCATGGCTAATACTTCGTCGGTCAGATCGCATATAACACATGAGATGGTCTTGCCATTGGACAATACAACCGGTTGAAGTGTGTGTACCGTGTTCATGCCGATTTCGAGATCGGATGGTATCGTGACTGGTTCGTCGTAGTCGAGTAATACATTAATACACCCGTATGTACTCGGACCTATTTGTTTGGTGACGTCTTCACCCCAATTGTCACCCACGAGCTCAAGTGCTTTACTGTTATCTACACATAACACGAGGAGACCATCATTTATTTTGACACCATCCGCGAAAGTTGCTTCATAGCCATCTTCGAGGTAATTGACACTTTCTAGGTGGGTGTTAAACATAAATGTCGCACCTTTTTCTAAGAGCGCCGTTTGCATGGCGTCACACATAACTTTACCCGATACACGCTGTGTATACTGTTTCGAGAGCCCCACGTGATCGAAGTTATTCACGAACTCGTATGCCGACATGGTTTCCCAATCGACACCATCCATGATAAACGTGAGTGTGCGTATGAGTCGTTCACCCGATTCCGTGAGAGACCCAATGGCGTCTTTGAGTGAAACGGATTTGTATCTCGATTGTCTCGCGAGAACTTTACCCGCGAGTGCTGTGAGTGCGAGGTAATCCTTGATACCGAGACTTTTAAATATGGTTTTGTAAACATCCGTCTTCGCGGGTTGAAATATATCATCCCAATTGATTCCCATCTCCCTGAAGAGACTATCCGTGTTTACGAATGCATTATCAAACACGATTCTGTGTGCATGTAAATCACGTATATCCGT